TGGTGAAGGAAGTTGAGAAGATGAATACAGCACAGAGTGGTGCTGATGATCGTCTTTGGCGTCCAGAGATGGGAAAAGACGGCGTAGGACAGGCTGTGATTCGTTTCCTTCCTGCATGTGATGGCGAAGATCTTCCGTGGGTTAAGATGTTCTCTCATGCATTCCAGGGCCCGGGTGGTTGGTACATTGAGAATTCTCTTACAACTATTGGTCAAAGTGATCCCATCAGTGAGTTGAATCGTGAGCTATGGAACACTGGATCTGAGGCAGATAAGGAGACAGTTCGCAAACAGAAACGCAAACTTTCTTTCTTTGCCAATATCTATGTGGTCAAAGATAGTGCAAATCCACAGAATGAAGGTAAGGTCTTCCTTTACAAGTTTGGTAAGAAGATCTTTGATAAGATTATGGATGTGATGCAACCTGAGTTTGAAGATGAAACTCCTATCAATCCCTTTGACTTCTGGAGTGGTGCCAATTTCAAACTGAAACTTCAGAAGAAGGATGGTTACTGGAACTATGATAAGTCTGAGTTTGATCGTCCCAGTCCTCTTCTGGATGATGATGATGCACTGGAAGCAATCTGGAAGAAACAGTATTCATTGGATGCAGTGATTGCTCCAGATCAGTTCAAGTCCTATGATCAGTTGAAGGTTCGGTTGAACCAAGTCCTAGGTAAGAACTCCAGTCGTAAGTCTTCTGTTGAAGAAGAAACTGAATATGATGAGTATGCAAAGACTGAAAGTCAAAAAGTAAGTGATGAAGAAGTCATCCAGAAACTTGAAAAGTCCTGGGCTGAGTCTAAGAATGTTGATACTTCAACTGATGATGATGGTGATGACCCAATGCAATATTTCAAAAAACTGGCAGACTTTTAATTAAACAGTCTGATGTTCTCACCCCTTACCAAAGTGGGTGAGACATACTGACCAGAACCTTTCTTATATGGCATTACATCTTCCAGTTCATCAATCACCAGTGAAACATATTGGGTCTTGAGAACAAAAATATTTCTTCTTTCTTCTTGTTTTTTGTTTTCATAATCCAGATTAGTGACAGCTACAGTGAAGTTTGATACTGTGACTTGGGTACCTTCATCAAGATAAGTGAAACTAAAATTACTAGGTACTTCTTTACCGGCAGGGAATACAACCCTGCCTTTTTTGTCTTTAACTTCAGTAGTCACATAGTTGCGAACTTCATACATCTTTTCATAAGATCCATACTTTCTTAATAAGTATTTGTCAAATGCTTCATCAGACAATGGCCATTCATTGGCTGGGTTGATAGTATTATTACACAATAAGACTAACCAATCTAGGTTGGGATCATCATAGATTTTATTTGCAACCATATCAGGTCTTTCATCACCTACCACTTTGTACTTAGTGAAGAATGCAAGGTTTTCAAATATCGCAGGATTTAATCTAGCCCTTCTGAATAGGTTCTTTGTTTCTGTATAGTCTGAGATGTTCTTTTCATCTTTAATGCGACTAACATAATCAAAGTTAGGAATGTATCTAAAATACTTGTCTGCCATTTTTAGTACCCCATATTGGCCTTAGCTTCTTCGTCTTCTTGGTCTTTTTTGTATATTGGTTCTAGTTCATTGAATGTCATTGACAAGTTATATTGTGTCATAGAACCACCTTCATAGGTCATATAATCATTTGCTGGATTATAAGTTACACTGAAATTAGTTAAGGCACAGGGTTTAAATAAATTCAAATATGGATGTTGTCCTTCATTATTATCACCATAGATGTATTCCAACTGGAAGATGTTAGGTGTGTATAAGAACAAATCACTTGATGATTGTCTGACTGCCATATTTATTTTAAAGAACTTAATCATATCCCTAACAATGTTCGCTTCCTTTTCTGTTCTTGGTATAAGTGGGAAGTTAAATGCAAATGATCTAAGTTTAGGACCAGTGAATAGAAGTTCAAGGTTTGGATTGATGACTTGTCCTGTTGCCCTTGCTACAATGTTTGCACCAACAGCTTGACCAGCAAAGTACGCTTTAATTTGATTTTCTACTGCAGGGTTATCTTTTATCCTTTCTAATAGACCTTGAACAGATGAACCCAAAGACCCAACGGCACCACTAAAGCCTCGAAGTAGGTTACCACTGGCCAATCCTTCTCCTAAATTACCAATAGCACCATATGCACCACTAGCCAATGCTCCTGTGAATGCATTTAAACTATCTTCACCCCAACCAACAGAATTAGATTCTGATACCCCACTTTGCATGGGAAGATATACTGTACCTTGTGGATCTTTTTTTCTATCTATGGGTCCACCACTAGTCAAAGGTAGGTTTGATAAAAATGCTTCAGTTAATTTACCATCTAATCTAGGCTGATAGGTATAGGCACTTATCTTAATATAATCATATCCATATTCTGTAAGTTCTGCTTCTGGAAATCTATATATTTTAACTTCTGACTGCGATGTATTGGTTGTATTGTTTGATGTTCCTGTAGCAAGAATGGGATCACCAAGAAATCTCAAACCAGGATCAAATCCAGTCAGACCAGAAGGATCAAAATTTATTGTGGGATCTATGTATTGATTTGCCCCTTCATATAGACTTACATCAGTAACACCAGAAGTATTTGGTGAAGATTGTGTTCCAAATATAGGAGCTGTACTGGCGTTTCCAAACTCATCATTTACTTTTCCAGAGACAGGGTTTATGACACCAGGTATCTTTACAAAACCTTGGAAAGTGATTTGACTCTGATTGGCATCAATTAGTGAAGAATAATTTGCATTATCATTTAGTATATCTGCTCTAACCTTATTGAATTGTCTTGTACCACCATTGAAAAAAGTTTGTGATACTTCACTTGTACTAAGTTTTACTTCTTTATTTGCATTATAAAGATTTGTAAAAAGACCATCATTAACAATGGACCAATTGGGTCCATCAGCAAATGCTAATACATTTGTGGAATTATATTGTAAAACTTCAACAACGCCAGATTTTGTGTCTGTAACTACATCAACCTTCAGGCCGTTCCAGATGTCAGTTCTTTTTATCTTAGCCATCAGATCAATGAAGTCCTTATTATTATTTAGTGATGAATTTTTGATAAGGTATTGACCTAAGGTCAGTAAGTTCCATAGGATACACTACATGCAATAGTCCTTGAACTTCTTGCCAAGTATAGTTATGAAACCCAGGCCAATGATAATTCAGACCAGTGAAACCCCAACGATAAATGGAAGTACAAGCTATCAAAGGGTGTTGATCATATTGTAATTCTGGTGTCTTAGCAGTGTAGATGAATGTATAATACTTACCAATGGTAGGAATGATTTCAGTTTCAGGAAGAAGTTCAAGTATTTCAATCATCATATCTTCTTCATCAACCATTGAAGCAATTCTATCTAACTGCTTATCAATTCTATTTGTTCTTCTTTTTCGATACCTTTCTAGTTCTTGGTCTTCCATAGGGTTTGATACCTAATTCGTTTTCTGTCAGGATCCTGAATTCAACACCATTATCTTTACAAAATTCTGATGCATACTTCCACTTAGCTTGGTTCAGAAGATAAGTTTTCATTTCATTGATATAAGTTTTAGTTTGTCTTTCAGGTACCTTTGGTTCTTGTGTTTGTCTGTATGGTTTGATTTCTATGATACACTTCTTTTCAACACCATTCTTATCTTTGTAAATGATATAACCATCTGGATAGTATCTATGAACCCTATTGTCTAGGGGTGAAACATATTTGATACTGAATTCTTCACTTGCATACTTGATAACATTTTCAGTTCTGTCACACCATTGAAGAAAATGTAATTCCCAAGAACTTCTGTATATGATATTGTTAGGATCACCAATATATTTTTCAGGATTTCTTGGATGAAATCTTCCCTGGTGAAACTTACTCATATGTCATATACATAGTTATAGTACTAGTATTATTTAGATGGCTGCTCCTGCACCTAGACCCATAAGAACTTCAGACTTGAAGTCAAAGGTGATGAATGTAGCACAGACTTCTATCTATCAGGTAAGTCTTCAACCACCCCCTGCGGTTCTGGGTTATCTAAGAGGTAGAGGTTTTGAATATAAGATTGATGGTGAAAGTATGGAACTGATGTGTGAATCTACATCACTTCCTGGTTCTTCTTTTATGACCATTCAAAACAATTCACGCAGAGGTGTATCAGAAGACATGCCTTATATGAGGGCATATGATAACATTCAATTCACTTTTTATGTAAATTATAAGTATGATATTATTGAATTCT